TTCAACGAGGCCCTTCAGGGCTATCAGCGGCAGGCGGATTATACTCGTAAGACTCAGGAGTTGGCCGAGCAACGCAACCAGTTGCAGTTTGCACAAACCTTGCAGCAGGCTTTGGAAACTAATCCCGAAGCAACGTTGGAAGTGCTGTCACGCCATTACGGCACGGCAGCGGCGAAGCAGATGATTGCTGATGCTGGCGAGCAGCAGCCCCAAACCCCACAGTTCGATGATCCGTTGGAGCAGCGAGTGTGGGAAGCGGAGCAGCGTATCGCACAGTATGAGCAGGATCGTGCCAGCCAGCAGTTGCAGCAGGAGATCGCACGGTTGCAATCCACTTACGAAGATTTCACTCCTCAGGAAGTTGTTCGTGAGGCCCTCAGGTTGGGCACCACGGATTTGGAGGGGACCTACAAGATGATGGCTTTTGACAGGTTGCGTCAACAGGTTGCCGCACGGCAGCAGGCGCAGGAAGTTATTGGCCAGCAGAATCAGCAGGTGGTGGACGCTAAGCGTGACGCAGCGTTCATTGAGTCTGGTTCTAGCGCGAATGGTCCTACCGATATTCCTAGGGGGTCGATCTCTAGTGTTGCTGAGGCGTGGGCTGCCGCCAAGCAGCAGATCGGTATATAGTTTTTAGTTTCTTCTAGATTGGAGTTTTATTATGGCTGGTAACGTGAATTTTGATTCGTTGCTGTCAACGACCCTCGCGAACTATCGCGACCAGTTGACTGACAACGTTTTTACTGCTCGTCCGTTGACGTTCTTTTTGATGGACAAGGGCCGCATCCGCATGTTGGATGGTGGCACGAAGATTGTTGAGCCGTTGGTGTACGGTCTGAACGGTACGGTTGCGTCGTACTCGGGTTACGACACGATTTCGTTGACCGCTCAGGAAGGCATGTCGGCCGCAGAGTACGATTGGAAGCAGTACGCTGCGTCTATCGCCATCAGCGGTATCGAAGAGGCGAAGAACAACGGTGAGGCTGCCATCATCAACCTGCTTGAGGCGAAGATCATGCAGGCTGAAGAGTCGATGCGTGAGGGCTTCAACCAGATGTTCTTCGGTGACGGCACTGGCAACTCGGGCAAGAACTGGCTGGGTCTGGATGCGTTGATTGCTGACGACAACACTGTCGGCGGCATCGACCGCACAGGTGCGGGCAACGGCTTCTGGCAGTCGTACGTTGAGGACTCCGCTGGTGCGCTCTCGTTGGCTGACATGTCCACTGCCTACAACAGCGTGTCGGTCGGCAACGACCATCCTGACATGGTGCTCACTACTCAGACTCTGTTTGAGAAGTACGAGTCGCTGTTGCAGCCGCAGTTGCGGTACACGGATTCCAAGACGGCGGACGCTGGGTTCCAGAACCTGCTGTTCAAGTCGGCTCCCGTGGTGTACGATGTCCATGCTCCTGCGGGGACGATGTTCTTCATCAACTCCAAGTACCTGACGCTGGTTGGCCATTCGGGCAAGTGGTTCGCTCAGACCGACTTCGTGCGGCCTGAGAACATGGATGCCCGCTACGCGCTGATCATGTGCTACGGCAACCTGACTTGTCGCAATGCGGCGAAGCAGGGCCGTCTGGACGGCCGTACGGCCTGATAGGGTTACGGTTGGGGGCGGGCACCTAGAACGGTGCCCGCCCCCGTCGTTTCTATTCAACAATAATTGAAGGAGTGGTTATGGCGAAGTCCCCTATTGATGGTTTGGCTGGTCGCAGCGCGTCGTCTTCGGTGTCGAAGCGTGGTGCGGGTGGCACTTACAAGCCGCGCGCTAAGAGCGACGGCAAGTTGGCTGGACGTTCGGCTGCTACAGCACCGAAGAAGACTGGCGGCGGTGGCAAGGTTGCTGCCGCTAAGGCTGCTAAGAGTCCTGCATATTTGGATCGCAGTATGGCTTCGGAGAAGCGCGCTGGTCAGGGTGGTGTTTCTGGCTATATGGGCCGTGGGGCAGCAGAGAAGAAGTCTGCTGCTCCGAAGCCTGTTGGCAAGTTGGCTGGTCGGACTGCGGCTACTGCACCTAGCAAGAAGGGTGCAGGAGGTAAGTATACTCCTGCTGGCAAGAAGGATACGTATACGCCGTCCCGCAACGAGGTTGCGGGTGCTCGCGCCACGATGGACTTGAAGAAGCGTTTCAAGAGTGGTGCTCCGCGTGGTGCTGGGCGTTCCAAGGGGAAGTCGCTTCCTGAAACGAAGTGATTTGCTAGAACGCATCCGCTAGTTGTATGGGTGCAGTTCTAGCATATTCTTTATACGGTCGTCCTGCGACTGATTCACGGTTGGCGCATATGGACGGGGCACGCTTGGCTGCCCCGTCCGCGCCGTACCTTGGTCGGGGCAACCTGTGTTCCGCTAATGATGATACGTGTGAGGGCCGTAAGGCTCAGGGCACAGAGTTTTGTTACGGGCACTTGCGTTCTTTGGGTTTGGTAAAGCAGAAGGGAGCGGTCCACGATGGCGATGGCTCGGCTGACGTTGACGCAGATTCGGAGTAACGTTCGTGAGATGACCGAAACATCAACTAATGATGTTTCGGATTCGTTGATGAATTTGTTTATCCGTGACGGCTACAATAGGATTATTGATTTGGAACGGCGTTGGCCGTTCCTTGAGGTGTCGTTCTCGTTTACGACTGTTGCTGGGCAACGGTCGTACAATATTGATGATTACACGTCGGATGATATCCGTGAGGTTATCAGTATTGTTGATGGCGAGAATGTTCGTTTGAATTTGGTGTCGTACGATTTGGCGGAGGCCAATTTTATTGGCCCGTCGGATGTGGATGGTCGTCCGTTTTATGTGGCGTTTTGGGCTGGCCAGTTGCATTTGTTCCCGTCGCCGTCTGGTGCGTATCTTCTTCAGGTGCGTGCGTATCGTGAGCCTGAGGATTGGATTACGTCGGGTGGCGAGGTGGATGGTCCTGAGGCGTTTGATTTGGCGTTGATTGATTACGCCGTGTCGCGTGTCTATAAGATGCAGGAGGCGTTTGGTCCTGCTCAGGAGTTTGAGCGGTCGTTCAATGATACGGTTGCGTTTGCCCGTCGGGACATTATGAAGCCTGAGTCGTATCGTCCGATGGTGTTGTCGGGCGGTGGGCGTGCGCGTCGTTGGGGTACGTTGGATTACTGATGGCTAGTGTTCTCGGGGTTGAGGATTTTACGGGCGGTTTGAATTTGCGTGCCGACGTTTTCAACCTCGGCAAGAACGAGTCGCCTGACATGTTGAATGTGGACATTGATCCGCGAGGCGGGGTCGCGCAGCGGGATGGGTCGTGTCGTTTCAACCAGAACCCTATTGGGGGGATCACGGCGGGGTTGTTTGAGCCGCACCGCATGTTTCATTGGCGTAAGGTTTCTCAACAGTTGTTGTTGGCTGCTAATGACAAGGTGTTTTATGCGACTGCTGACGAGTTCACTGACACGGGGTTGGTGACGGATAACGAGTATGGTGCAGAGTTCGCTGAGTGGATTGGTGATCAGCCGTTTCTGTATATTGCGTGTGGCCGTGGTGAGCAGTCTGCCCGTTGGGATGGGACGAACGACACGTTGCTGGCTGCGAGTGGTACGGGTGCGTGGCAGGATGATTTGTTGGCTCCGACTACTGGTTTCATGCCGCAAGCGGAGCACGCTTGCGTGCATGTTGACCGTCTTTGGGTAGCGAACACAGCGGAGGATGGGACTGCGTTTCCTGATCGGGTGCGGTTCTCGCACCCGTTGTTCCCTGAGTCGTGGCGTGAGAACGACTATATTGATGTGGTTGGTGGCGGGTCTGGTGTGACGGCTATTGTGCCGTTCTCGGGGCATCTGGTGGTGTTCAAGCCTCGGGCTGTGTTTGCTATTCATGGTTACAATCAGGACACGTTTCAGGTTGTGCCGTTGACTCAGGAGTTGGGTGCGTTCTCGTCGCAGTGTGTGTCCGCTAGTGAGCAGGAATTGTTTTTCTTTTCGTGGCCTGACGGGTTGTTTTCGTATAACGGTTCGTATATTAAGGATTTGTTTGAACCGCTCCGCCCGTTGGTGACAACGGGCGAGGTGAATAAGAACTCTTTGAATACGGTGCATGTCAACTGGGTGAAGCGTAAGGTGTTCCTCAGTTTGCCTGTGGGTATTACCCCAGATTTCTTTGAGAACTATGATGACACCAGCGGTGATGGTGTGACGTATGACGACGCTGAATACAAGTATGATGGGTTTACGCGTCCTCCTACTAGCACGGTGTCGTTTGTGTGGGACCCGTCGGTCGGGTCCAAGGGTGCTTGGACCCGTTACCGTACTGCTGATGGTTATGCGATGGTTGCTGGCACGGATTACGTGTTGCCGAACGGCATCACGAACGGTGTGTATGCGCACCCTAATTATGCGTACGTGGTCAGGTTTGAACCCGAGTTGTTCACTGATTGTGTTGAGGCTAGTCCCGAAACTTTTGATTCGTATTATACGATGTCGTGGCAGGATTTGGGTTCCCCTCAGTCACGCAAGTTTTGGCGTGCCCCCGAGTTTGTGTTGTCACGTGTGTCCCCTAGTTACACGTTGGATGTCGATGTGTTCCATGATTGGTCAACGTTCAATTATGACAGGTCTGTGCAGATTCAGTTTGATGCCGAGTCTAGTGGTACTCCTGATGATGTTCAGTCGTGGGTGACGAACTTCGGTTCGGATACGGTGCGAACGAATCAGGCGTTGGGTTCAGCCCGTGCTGTCCAGTTGCGGTTTGGTTGTGTCGGCTCCAAGTGGGGTGTGAACGCTGTGTTGTAC